AGAATGATACAGGCGCAGCGTGGCCAGGCTAAGACCACGGCTACTGCTGCGTATGCTGTATGGAGACTAATACATAATCCAACAGCTAGGATACTTATTATATCTGCTGGTGATACAATGGCTAAGGAGATTAGTAATTGGATTATTCAGATACTAAACGGTATGGAAGAGCTGTCATGTATGCTGCCAGATAAGTCTGCAGGAGACAGGGCATCTGTTACTGCCTATGATATACACTATGTACTTAAGGGGCCTGAGAAGTCTCCTAGTGTAGCGTGTGTAGGTATTACATCTAACCTGCAAGGTAAACGTGCTGACGTACTTATTGCAGATGATATTGAATCAGCTAAGAATGCTTTGACTGCAGATGCTAGGATGAAGCTTACGAACTTAACTAGAGACTTTACTTCTATATGTTCACAAGGTGATATTATATATCTAGGTACACCACAGAGTGTAGATAGTATATACAATGCTTTACCTGGACGTGGATTTGGTATACGTATATGGCCTGGTAGATATCCTACAGACCGAGAGGTAGAGAACTACGGGGAACACTTGGCTCCTACTATAGCAGAGGCAGTTAAGAAAGACCCGTCACTTGCTACAGGAGGAGGGCTGCTAGGTAACAGAGGTAAGCCAACAGATAGTATTATATTAGGAGAAGATATCCTGGTCAAGAAAGAGATTGACCAAGGAGCTGCTTACTTCCAGCTACAGCATATGTTAGATACTAGGCTTGCAGATGAAGCTAGGTATCCATTGAAACTAAATAAACTAATCTTTATGAATATAAATAAAGGTAGAAGTCCTATACTTCTTAATCACCAACCGTCTATACATAACAGAGTGCCGACTCCAAGTGACTATCCTATCAGAGACCCTATGTATATGTGCTCTGACTTTGGTACTGAGTACGGGGAGTTCACAGGTACACATATGTATGTTGACCCTGCTGGTGGTGGACAGAATGGAGATGAGACAGGTTATGCTGTAACTAGGTTTCTAGGTAATAAGATTTACTTAGTAGCTGTAGGAGGTGTACCTGGTGGACTAGAGGAATCTGATTTAGCAGAGCTAACTAGAGTAGCTGTTAAATGGAAACCGAATAAGATATCTATAGAACGTAACTACGGTAACGGTGCTTTACAGAAAGTATGGGAACCGAGTTTATATAAAGCTTTACATGAGGTAAATGCTGGAGTACAAATAGATGACCCCTGGGAAACAGGGCAAAAGGAACTACGTATAATTGATAAGCTAGAACCTGTTATAGGTTCAGGTAGATTAGTTGTAGAGCTAGACCTTATCCAGGATGACTGGGCTTCTGTGCAGAAGTACTCTGCTGTAAACCGAGCTTCATATAGTTTCTTTCACCAGCTTGCTAAAGTAACCAGAGACCGAGGTAGTCTGTCACATGACGATAGACTTGATGCGGTAGCTGGTAGTGTAGGTAACTGGATAGACTTACTAGCTGTAGATGATTTGCAAGCACAAGTAGCTGCAGAAGCACAAAGATATAGAACTATGATGGAAGACCCGTTAGGAAACGGTAGACCTATTAATAACTATAACTCAATGTTCGGCTTGAATACTTTAAGCCCGAATGTACTTAATAATTTAAAACAACGATACTAGGGAGAACCCAATGTCTAAGAAAGACAAACCGACCCAGACTAAGCCAACTGTAAGAGTAGTTGGTACTAATTCTAATAAACTACCCTGGCCTCAGGATAACTCAGGCTCAACTCAGGAACTACGTAGAGGTGCTGTACGCGCTATAGGACGTATCATGGGTTCAGAAGATAATCTAAAGAAAGTACTAGAAACTTTAGAGGTAGCTAGGCTGTATGCTATAGAGCGTATGGAAGAGCAGCAGATAGAAATGAAAGTTAAAGTAAAAGCAATGGAAGACCGTAAAGCTCTTAAGGCAGAGCTATTGAAAAGCGAACTAAGACAAAGAGTAAAGTCTAAGAAGGCTGAGATAAAACGTGTTGAATCTGAGATAAAAAAGTTGTTGAGCTAATGGACTTAGCAGCATTCTTTGATTCTGTACGTCCCTTTATGAAAGACAGTAAGCTAACTGCTGCACAAGTAGTAGGCTTTGAGTGTCTTATCAATTCTTGTTTAGAGTCCGACCTTACATTAGAGCATATAGCATATGTACTTGCTACTGCTTATCATGAGACAGGTGGACGCATGGAACCTGTAAGAGAAGGGTTCTGTAAGACCGATGCTGGAAGCCGTAAGGCAGTAGCTAGGTTATACGAGAAGGGTGTAATAAGCGCAGATTACAGTTTACCACAGAGTAACGGTAAGAGCTATTATGGCCGAGGGTTAGTACAGCTAACGCATTTAAGTAACTACGCAAGCACAGGGCATGCACTAGGGTTAGACCTGGTAACGTATCCAGACCTTATGCTAGACTTAGAGGTATCAGTACGCGCTATGATATGGGGTATGAAGACAGGGAGCTATAGAAACAAACGCTTGTCTGACATGTTACCTTATGAAGAGCCGACGTATGCAGAGTGGACTAAAGCTAGAGGTATTATAAACGGTGACGTAGGAAAGAATGGTCCTATGATTGCTGGGTATGCTACTAAGTTCTACACAGCACTAAAGGAGATGTAATGGGTATATTTACAACAGGCATCATAGGTGATGTAGTTGGAGGTGTGTTTGGTATAATAGATGACCTGCATACATCTGATGAAGAAAAAGCAGCAATGAAGTTCCGTATAACTAAGTTAGCTAGAGAAGCAGACTTAGCACAGCTTGCTGTTAATAAAGAAGAAGCTAAGAGTGGTAGATTGTTTGTATCAGGCTGGAGACCGTTTGTAGGCTGGGTATGTGGTATAGCATTAGCCTGGACCTTTATAGTCTCTAGAGTTATACAGTCTATTGCATTCTATGTAGCAGAGTTCACAGGAACAGAACTAGACCTATCAGGTCTACCTGAGTTTGACTTAGGAACATTAATGCCTGTACTACTTGGTATGTTAGGACTGGGGACACTTAGAACCTATGAGAAAGTACAGGGTGCATCACGTAACGACATGACTCCTAATGGAGGAACTATTAGAAAAGGGAAACAAAGAGATGGCAACTAGGAAACCCCGTAAGGGAAAAGCTAAGGTCAAGATAACTGCTTCTGGTAAGAAGGTTAGTTACGGACAAGCTGGTAAAGCCAAGGGCGGTGGCCCCAGGGTTAAGCCAGGTACAAGTAAAGGCGACTCATACTGTGCACGAAGCCTTGGTATAAAGAAGAGATTACCTAAATCTAAACAGAACGACCCTAACACACCCAATAACTTATCACGTAAGCGTTGGAAGTGCAGTGGTTCTAAATCGAGGAGGTAGTTATGGCAGCTAAGAAAAAAGGATTGTGGGATAACATCCACGCTAAACGTAAACGCATAGCAAAAGGAAGTGGCGAGAAGATGAGAAAACCAGGAACAAAGGGTGCTCCAACACAGAAAGCACTAAAGAAATCACAGAACCCTAAGCGTAAGAAGAAGAAGTCTTACTAAGGACTGTAGACATAGCCTAGAAAGCTCTGTAACGCCCGTGGAGAGCGATATGGACTTTCTAGGTATGATTGTATATTTATGAATTAGTGCTTCTCTCTGAGGATATAAAGAGAGTTTATAAAAAAATGGTACAAAATTGTGTGGGGGCATTTAATAAATGAAACGCGCGTACGCCCCCATGCGCCCGTCTTCCTTTTATCTTTTAAAAACCTGTGTATCAGCGTGTTAATACACTAATATATTAATACAATAACACGCTAACACGCTCGCACTATCTCTTTTGAATATTGGTTCGATTTGCTTAATGCTTCTCTATGAGGGAAGGGTTATATATTAAACACACACCCCCCCTATGAAAAATGGATAGCTGTTAATCAATCCAGACATAGCCTCTAATGGATGTAATTGGGTTAATATCTGATACCTATCTCATTTTATTTACAAGAAAGATTGCCCATAAACGTGGAGGTTTTGAATTAATTTTAAAAAAAAGTGAAATTAACGGTTTACATAGTATTGAATATCTGTATGTTGGGTCTCAACAAATAACAACACGGAGTTAAATTATAGCAGATATTCAATAAATCGGGTTTAGTCGACGCCCTCGCATAAAAGTCAAGACTCGCGTCCGTCGGAGGTTTTCGGGCGAATTGTAAAAGCATACGTTTCTGAGCAATGCGTAGCGTCTAAGGTAAGTCCGATGACGTGAGACAGAGGCCTGAGCTTTTAACTAGTAGGGAGTGCGGAACGTATAGCGTCCGCAGGCATGCGTGTCGTATAGCATTTGTAGCTATACCTGAAGAGTAACAACGAAACACGAGAGAGACTAACATGTACAAGAACGACCACCTACCAGATTTATTTTTCTTCGCTTTATTTGTGACCGCAAAAGTGGCCGCGATTATAGTATTCACAGCATAACAACAACAACAGAGAGAGAAACGACTATGACTAAAATATCAAATAAAGAAATAAGAGCTAAAGTAGAAATCATGGAAGAATTCGACAACAAAAACAGCAGTTGCTATGGCAGACGCCTTGAGAATGCAGGACTTTATGTAGTCTATTCATATGGGGAACACTGGCCGCTATTTGTCTATGATTGGAGAGTTAACCAATGGTATGAGAATAACAGCTCAGCCAAAGAAATCTTAGGTTATGGTACTACGACAAGTAGGCATGCTTCGCATAGCAGGCCATATGATTTGACTACATCAGCTAAGGCCAATGGTTTTATAGAGATGAGCGTCGCGGAGATTAAAGAATTCGTACAGCGTAGAATAGTATTAAATTAATAACAACAACAGGAGAGAATAAGGGGATGATAACCCTGAATTCAATCAAGTAAATTTAGTAAAAAATAACAACAACAGGAGAGAATGACATGAAAAATATATTCACTAACGGGGCAAGCGAATTTGTCCAAGATATAATTGATAGTATAGACATATCCTATCCCTACGCACTTGAGGGGACAGAAAGTGTGGGTTGTATGCTGGCTTCATATGAAGACCTACGTAGAATATTTAAAGCAATGCCCATCACAAGGGGCAATACTTACGCCAAGCGCTATAGATGCAAATCAAGGTGTGTCTTTTATGGAAGTGTAGGAGACACAATAATAACAGTGCACGATGATATAGATG